AACTGACTATTTCATGGATAGCAACTTTGCCCGCTATCATGGGCAAAGTAAGCCATGTTACATACTGTCCACCTGGATTACCCCTCTGTATAGTGACCGGCAGGCGGTGTACCACTTGCCTACTACCTAATACTTTGCACAGCATGTCTGTTGCTGCGTGGCTTCGCCGGTTTCACTATTGCCTACGATTACTCGTCGGTCTTGTCGGTCGAGAGCAGCAACGGGTTGCTTGCTTCGGCCTTGTCTTCACGCCTCGTCTTCCGGTACGCAGCAGCTTCCTTACCTGACCTGCTGCGGTTTTCCTTTTGGAGCCTCTTTGAGAGACTTTGTATTCGAGTTATCACCCGCCCATCAATCTTCACTCGCACGCTTTTATTGAACTCGTCAATCCACTCAAGGAAAGCGGTTATGTTCCCGTCATCATCTCGCGTCACAACCATGTTTATGTTGGCTGACGGGAGCAGCATTGTCTCCGGTATGTAAACCGTTGACCTGCTGTAGTTGGACCACCCTTGCGGGCTGTCGAACATTGCATTCCGAAGCGTCTCATCCCAACCGTATGGGTCACGCCACGGGGCCTGCTCCTGTCCTGGCCTTGTATCACTAAAAGGCATTCTAGTTTTTCTCCATTCTGTTCTAGTTGCCCACGATGCTAGCTGCATCGTCAGAACGCAGCAACCGTAGCTGCTACGCTCTAACCATGTTGCTAGGCTAGGTATTTACAAACTTCACAATCGTGTTCATCTACGTGAGTGCCAGTCATATCCATTGCCTCTGCACAACCGTCAAAGTCATGGAAGTATCTGATCGCTACGATTGCCATGCGTAGCGCAGCGTTATCGCCAACGGGTGACTGATTTCCTAAGACTTTCGCATCTTGGAAACCCTGCATCAATTCAAGTACCTTTGACGCTAGCGCATCTGATACCGGCTCGCTGTTATCCTGTGCAATCACAAGTTTCGTTACATAATGTGCTTTCACTGCTAGTTCTCCTTCTGGGTGCATGTTCCTACCCGTTCCCCGCCCTCGAAACCTTCACTACAGTTTTCAAACTTGTGAGGGGGAATTGGCACGGTGTCCTGATCGTCGTATCGGAATTCCGGTTCTGGCAGTTCAAGGTGTCCGTTGTGCGACATGTTCATAACAGCCAGAATATCTACCGCACCGTCCTCAATCATCTGAGGCGTAAGGAATACTCGCTTGATGTATGAGTAACACTCACACTCAGCTTCATCGCAGTAATCCATTCGCTCGGAACGTACTATGTTTCCGTCGGGCGTGCAAAACAATTGCCCGTGACTACCGCCAACTTCTATCAGTTTAATGTCACTCATATTTTTCTCCTATCTAGTCATCGATACTAACCGCATCGCCAGAGAGCAGCAGCCGTAGTAGCTGCTGCGCTCTAGCCATGTTGCTAGTTCTCCTCGTCTTGCCAGAATCCAAAGTCGCTTCCATCGCCTTCGATACTTCCGAAGTAGTAACCTTCTGGCGCGTACTCGTTCAGCGCGTACATCAGATCATTGATAACGTCGGTAACGTACTCTCCTAACTCCTCAACTATTTGAGCAGTAGTTAAGTTTGCTGATTCTGCGAATAGATGAGCGTCGGCCTTTGTAACTTCGCGGAATTTAGCAACGTCAATTCGTGCTAACTCATCTGAAAACGCTTGCAATAAATCTTCATCTCTTAGCGTGCCGTGGATCAGCGTGCCTAAGTTTATTTTTACAGTCATATGTTTTACTCCTGTTAGTTACTAGTGGCTACCTTAGCCAGTGATACGCACTAATCCTCAACTAATGCGTACTGACTGGGCAAGTTAGCTATCTGTTGCTAGCGTAGTAGTTTTTTACTGTTGCCTGTTTGAATTCCACACAGCGGGAATTGTTCAATTTGTTTTTGTGGAATATCCAATGCTTACGGATGCATCGTGTATGTATCGGCTCATTGTCGCTATGCATCACGCGTTTCCCGCAGCACCTGCAATTGACTTTGTTCATTATTTGTTTTACTCCTGACTAGTTGCGTACAAATCCGCTAGTGTCAATGTGTCGGCCGTTTTCGCCCTTGGTACGTTTTTCCAGTAAGCCAACCCATAGGCCGTTAGGGTCTTTTTCATCCAAGAATCTGGCGTCGTGTTCATCTCCTCGTATCACGCGTCGCCCCATGTAGAACTTTGGTATCTCGTTACGGAATACCACTGCTACGTTGTGGCCTAACTTCAGAGCTTCTAATGCGTGGTCATCATTAGACTCTGATAATGAGAAGGTCAAATCATAATTCGCCGGTCTGATTTGGCGGAATTTCATGGGCACTTTGGAATAGTCATAAAACGTTATGTCATCGTGTTTTGCCATGATTGATGACCAGTAAACGCCATCGCTATCGGTGAAATCTTCGCGTTCCCATAAGATATCCGTAGTGCCATTCAAGCGCACTGCCGGTAGTAGGCCGTCACGTTTTGCCATGAGTTTAAGACGTGTCACTTCATGGTCTAGCTTGATCATAAAGTTCGCGGTGTCTAGCTGGTATTCTCGCGCTTTGCGAATTCGTGCATTCTGCACACTTGGAATACCGCCTTTGCCTGACGTATTCAAGCATGCAGCCAAACATCCAGCGCTGGCGTATGGACATAGGTTTTTAAGTTGGGGCATTGGAAAATCGCCGCCAATGTGTACCCTGATACCCTTGGCTTGTTCTGCCATTGCTGACAGCGCCGGTGCCATGTATAAGATACCTGTTGCGATGCCTAACTTGCGACCCTTTACCGTTTTAGGGTTTGCATCAATGCCCAACAGGTCACCGGCGCGCATTGCATATGTTGGCCGTAGCTTTACCTGATAGCGCTTTGGAACGCTAAAACAATGAACGCCTTTTAATGTGGTCAATGTTTTACTCCTGATTAGTTGCTAGTGACTAAGTTAGCCAGTGATGCGCACCAACGTTAGCTGATACGCATTGACTCGATAACTTAGTCGTAAACTGGCGTTATTTTTGCGTAGTAGTCGTTATCGTAGCTGCCGACAATCTCGACGTTATAAGATGCTATTTGGGTGGATATCAGAAACCTAGAATTCATATCGAGTCTGATTTTCTCGGCTACCTCTTCGGCTGCTGCTATCACGTCAGTGTTATCGCTAGCGTATGTTGAAGGAACCGTAGCGGAATACTGGAAGCTGTCACCATCTTTAACAGTGGCCTTGTATCGTGAGCCAGTGTGATTTGTTGGGCCTAAGAATTTAATCTTGATAAGCAATGTTTATACTCCTGTTAGTTATTTATGTCGCGTTCGTCGGTTGCCCAAAATACCATCGTGCCCCTATCGGACTTAGTGGTAATTTTCCAATCACCTTTTGCAGGGATACCGGAATTTAGTTTCCCAACCCACTCAAACTCAACTGATTCCAAGTCAAGATTCCCAACGTGTTTACCGTTGTATCTCATAGTGACTTTTGTCATTGTTTTTACTCCAGATTAGTTATTGACTACGAACGATAGCCAAAGAAAACACGCTAGCTTGTAACGGCTAGCGTGCTTTTATCGATCATCGTTTCAATTGTGTGTTTGTGCTCCTGACTAGTTGTAACGTCTTATTGCTGCGCTCTCGTATGGTATTGATTATGTATTGTTGCCCTTTTGTTTTATGGGCGAAACCTATGCATCGAAGGCCGGTGTACGTGTACTTTGCACGGTGGCCAATGGTAGCTGTAGCAATCTGCGATCTGCGGTTGTATCCCCGGTCGTTACTGTTGCGTTCGTAAATCGATTGGTCCTCAATGTCATCGCCACCGTTGCTATCCGGTTATTGAGTTATTACGAATTACTTAATTTTTTATAACAGTTTTGTGCATACGTCAACCCCCCCATTTGAACTCAACATCAGGCAATTTTCAGGCAATTTTAGTAATTACATCAGCTAATAATTCGGATATCGCTGGTGCTGGCTGGCCTTGTTGGCTGGCTACTATGAATGCTAGGAGTAGCGCTGTTAAGGTGTGCAGTTTGTTTGATTAGACGATACCGGAGCACGTGTTAAAAAACGCAGTTAGGCCAGTGCCCACTGGCTGGCGTGCTGGCTGTTTCTGGCTGGCTGGCTGGCTGTTATCTGGCCTTAATAGATAGGCTGGCTGTGCTATTCAATAACGCGAATAGGTGACTCTGTTAATAGATGCTGTGCTGCTGCTGTGGCTGGCTGCTGTGGCTGGCTGTGGCTGGCTGTGGCTGGCGTGCTGCTGTGCTGTGGAAAGCGCGCGTGTTGGCTGGCTTGGCTTGGCTTGCTGGCTTGGTTGTCTTGGTTGGCTGCTTGGGTGGCTGGTTGGCGTGTGAGCAGGCAGTTGGCTGGTGGCGAGTAACTGGTGTATGTATGGTGTGTGTTTGGTGGGTGGCGGTATGTCTTGTGTTGGTTGGTTATGATTATGGTGGTGAACCCATAAATATCGCATACCAATTTTCTGTTTTCTGGAACCAGGCGACAGTGCTTATCCACAGTTGTCCACACGTTATCCACAGGGTAAATGTGTGTACAAAAGGTGACATTTTGGCAGTTAACATGTGGATATTTGTTGTTAACTGGGACTGTGTATCAATAAGGAGCTGGTTTACTTGCGACTTAGTATCAGGATGGCTGTTTGCTTGTTAAAGTTGGCTTAGGAGAGGATTGGTTATCTGGTATTCTCGCTATACACACCTCTCGCTTTGGGGCTTCGGTGTGGATAGCTCATAAGGTTTGCTGTTGGCAGTTTTCGCGAGCATGATAAGCGGCAACGTGGTTTGGTTAAATAACCCCCCTACCCCCCTTTAGCGGGTTTTGGCAGTTTTGTGTTGCATTACTCTTGCTGGGTGAGAGAGACTGCCTCTTCTGAGGCTTGTTCCGTCTGCTGCTGTGGTTGGATTGCTTTATGATCCCCAGCTATGTGACTGGCTTTTAGCGTATAACGCGTATGTGGCCATTATTTCCCCGCTGGTTTCGTAAGGCAACCAGCCGCGTTATTGCATGTTATCTGAGGGCTGGGGTTTTGTGCAAGACCAGGGGGAGTTACCTCTAGCTGGTGAGGTTCCTCGACCCCCGGTCTTTAGAGCAGTGTATCGTGTATTATTTTTCTATGCAGACAAAAACCTGTGTTTTTTGCAAGATTGAAGAGATTTTCACGTTCCTGATTGACGGGGAAAACAACCACGTGTGCGTCCAGTGCTTGTTGAATATCGTAAATAGCGCCGTTTTGCACGACGAGGAAGACGCAAGGCATTGAGTACCGCCGAAAAGAAGCACCTGTTTGCCACCAGGGACGAGGAAAACGCCTTTAAGCAGAAGGTGTTCGCAAGGGAATACGTCAATACCGGCAAGGTAAGGGCGTCTGCTGAAGCAGCAGGATACTCGACAGGGCCGTCAGCCGCTGCGATGGGAAGCAGGCTCCTTAAATACGAGTCTGTACAGGCCGAAATCACGAGATTGAACAACCTGCACCACGCAGAAGAGAAGATCGACAGGCTCTACGTGCTGAACGGACTCTATGAACTGGCAGAAAACGCTACAAGGGACAGCGACCGCATCAGGGCACTGGAATTACTGGGAAAAACTCTCAGGATGTTCGTGGATCACATCGAAACTACCGTTACACACGACATAACCCAACTTGAAGAGTTCACCCTCGACCAGTTACGATCACTCAGGGAAATGCCACAAATCGAAGGCAAAGTAACCGTCGAAGAGATACTGCCAGCAGACGAGTCTTCAACATGACAACAACATCAGGCCCCACGAAAGTCACCATACAGGACATAGAACGGGCACTCGCAGCACGATCCTTTATTGACTTCCTCGATTTCGTGAAACTGCTCGAACCACCCACCGCAACCAACAGGGGCGGCGTCATACCGTTCGAGAAATGGGACCACATAACGGGATTTGTCGAAATCCTCGAAAACGAAAGACTCATAAACGTCCTCAAGTCAAGGCAGCTTGGCTTCTCATGGGTACTCGCAACATTCGCACTCTGGACAGCAATGTACAAGGAAGGCGCAAACGTACTGGCGTTCTCACAGGGACAGCTTGAGTCCGTCGGGTTTCTCAACAAGGCAAGAATCGTCTACGAAAACCTGCCGCAACATCTGAAGATACCCATTGGCAGGGATAACGACACCACGATGGAGTTCCCGTCACGGATGTCAAAGATCACCGCACTGCCGTCTACTGAGAAAGCAGGACGTGGAGAAAATGCCACGCTTGTTATTCAGGACGAGGCAGATTTCCACGATAACCTGGAACTTAACTACGCTGCGATCAAGCCGACAATCGATGCAGGCGGGCAACTGATCCAGTGTTCCACTGTTAACAAGAAAAAAGCAGGGACGCTGTTCAAGGAGATACACCGGAGATCACCCGAAAACGGGTTCAAGGCAGTGTTCTACGGCTGGCAGTCACGGCCTGACCGTGACGAAAAGTGGTACGAAAGAGTACAGAGGGAAGCACCCGTTACCGACGGAATGTCGCCCGAACTCTACATGGAACAGGAACATCCGACCTCCGTGGAAGAGGCACTGCGACCGTCAAGGGTCATGGCTGCGTTCGATGTTGATGCCATTGAGTCGATGCACCTCGACACGAAAAAGCCGGTCGAAATACGCAATAACGTGATTAACGTGTACCAGAAGCCTGTTG